AAATTATAAATGCGTTAATTCAAGGAAGTGCTAAAAAATTCCATTGGATTATATTAGACCCAAGTGTAAAATCGGCATTAGATGCCATAGACCCTGACTTACAAAGAACCTACGCCAAAATTATGGCGACAAATGATTTGTTGTATTGGTCAATGGACGACATGATTCAAGCAATGTCTTCTTCAGGTCAAGGTGCGGGAGGTTCTGCTGAGGCTAATTTTGACGAAGAAGAGGGATATCCTGAGTGGAATGCTGGTCAAACATACAATAAACGTGATATTGTTAGTTATAACGGTGTTGATTATTTATGTCAATCACCTCAGGTTCAATCACAAGTTAATCCTGAAGATGATGACACAAATTGGTGTCCAAAACCACAAGTAAAACTTACTGTTAGGGCAACAACGTTTGTTATTATGGTTCACGAGTTAGGTAAGGCTGTTGAATCGGCATTGGCTAAATTTGGATTACCTGAAGACCCTGTTACTGCGGCCGATGTTATGGGACAAACAGATACAATGATGGCTGAGCCTGACCAATTAAGATTAGGACCTAAGATGGTTGAAAAAATGAGAACTCTTTTACCTGATGAAATATTTGCTGAGGATGCTGGAGATTTACACAACTGGTTTAAAATGTATTTCTACAGAAAACCAGCGGAAGAGTTTTTATTACTTGTAAAAAATGTTTTGTCTGAAAATCCAAGAGATAATGAGAAGGCAAAGAGAGAATTTGAATATATTTTAGCTCAAGCTAAAAAGGCGAGAGAGGGTATGGATACCGAGGATGATGATGAAGACGATGAAGACTACGGAGATGACGAAACTCCAACATTACCAACAGACGATGGTGATGATGGATTTGATGATTTAGATGATTTCCTAAGTAGTATGGGGATTGGCCCATCTAAATAACAACAGAACCCTATATTTATTAATATAGGGTTTTTTTATGGCTATAACTAAAGAACAATTACTTTTAGAAACTGCAAGGTGTATTAAGAATACACCATACGCACTAAAAACGTATTTACATACTTACGATAACACTCAATCAAAATACGTTCCGTTAGAATTGTTTCCTGACCAAGTTAGATTGATTCAGGATTATGATTCTTACAATGAAAATATTGCTTTAAAATATCGTCAGGCTGGTGTATCTACAGTTACCGCAGCTTGGGTATCAAAAAGATTGGTGTTTGCAAACAAAAACAAACCCGAAAAAATATTGATAATCGCCAACAAATTGGATACTGCGGTGGAAATGGCAAACAAAGTTAGGGAATTTACCGAACAATGGCCAAAATGGGTTAATGTTGGTTTCTCACCTGAAAAGAACGCCGCAAGACACTTCAAACTAACAAACAAATGTGAAGTAAAAGCCGTTGCAACATCAAAAGATGCACTTCGTGGTTATACCCCAACCATACTTATATTTGACGAGGCGGCGTACATTGATGCCGATGATGATTTTTGGGCGGCTTGTATGGCGTCACTTTCTACAGGTGGTAAAGTGATAGTTATTTCAACACCAAACGGATACGACCCAATTTACTATAGTATCTACGAACAAGCCTCTAAAGGAGTAAACGAATTCAAGGTATCCGACATGTATTGGTACCGTGACCCACGTTATACTCGAGACTTACAAATGGTTAAGACAGACAGTTTGGTTGATTTTTTATTAGATAGAAACAATTATCCAAACACAGAAATACTTGATTTGAGCGGTGACCCGTATCAAAGGGACATTGAATATGTTAAAGAACTTATTGACAAAGGATACAAGCCATGTTCGGCATGGTTTGAGTCAATGGTTAAAAAGTTAAAGTATGATAAAAGAAAAATATCTCAGGAGTTAGAGTGTAATTTCTTGGGTTCGGGTGATAACGTATTTGACTCAAACCTTCTACAAAAATTATCTGAAACCATGATTAAAGAACCATCATCTAAAATGATGGCAAATAGTTTATGGATATGGAAAGAACCACAAATGGGGCACAAATATGTAATGGGTGTAGACGTATCTCGTGGAGACTCTGAAGATTTTTCATCTATCCAAATCATAGATTTTGATGAAAGAGAACAGGTTTTGGAATATGTTGGAAAGACACCACCTGATATGTTGGCGGAAATTGCATACAAATGGGCCACCATGTATTCGGCATATATTGTTGTTGATATTACAGGCGGTATGGGTGTTGCCACATCAAGAAAACTCCAAGAACTAGGTTACAGAGATTTATATGTGGATGGTGTTGAGATGGGGAATAAATGGAAATTTGACCCAAAAACCGCCGACAAAATACCCGGTATTAACTTTAACTCAAAACGTGTTCAAATTATCAGTGCCTTTGAAGAAGCGATTAGACATGGGTTTAGGATTTACTCATTGAGACTGTTAAATGAGATGAACACATTTGTTTATCTTAATGGAAGACCTGACCACATGAAAGGTCAACATGATGACTTATTAATGAGTTTGGCGATGGGAATTTACGTAAGTGAGTTATCATTCGCTCAATTGAAAAAGGTGGACGATTTAACAAAAGTTATGTTAGAATCTTGGGCGGTAAACTCTCATGACAATTCAGACGTAACAAGTTTTAATCCTAACATACCTGTATTCAATGATAGGGAATCCGATAAAAATGTTTATAGAAATCAACCAACCAGACAAGATTATCAAGATTATAGATGGGTCTTTGGAGGAATGGGGTTTAGATAAATGAATATCAAATTATATTTAATAATATGAGCGATAATATGACTATATGGCAGAGGTTAACCCAAACCTTTGGACCTGATTCCCTTTTGGGTCAAGATGCCCCTGTCTACAAGTACGATAAAAAAGAATTACTTAGAACTACTGATAAAAGACAATACGAGTTAGAAAAACTCCAAGCACAACAAACCGCATTTCTTTCTAATCAGTGGGCAAAGATAGAAAATAATCTTTACCAACAAGCCGTTTATTACGAACCAACTAGACTATCAGCATTTTATGATTATGAGAGTATGGAGTATACTCCCGAAATCTCTGCGGCTTTGGATGCGTACGCTGAAGAGTCTACAACAGTAGATGAAAACGGATATTTGTTACAGATTTATTCTGAATCAAAAAGAATTAAATCTATTTTGACTGATTTATTTAACAATGTATTGGATGTTAACACTAACTTACAAATGTGGACAAGAAACGTATGTAAGTATGGTGACAATTTTGTGTTTTTGAAACTTGACCCTGAAAAAGGAGTTGTTGGTTCTTTCCAATTACCAAACATTGAAATGGAACGTATTGAAAGAGGTATGACACCAAATACGGTTGCCACGGGACAAAATGAACAAAAAGCCCTGAAATTTGCTTGGAAAAATAAACAAATGGAATACCAGTCGTGGGAAATTGCCCACTTCCGTTTGTTGGGTGATGATAGAAGATTACCATACGGAACTTCTATGTTAGAAAAGGCACGTAGAACTTGGAAACAATTAGTGTTAGCGGAAGATGCGATGTTAATTTATAGAACATCAAGAGCACCTGAAAGACGTGTATTCAAAGTTTACGTTGGTAACATGGATGATAAAGACGTTCAACCTTACGTTCAGAAATTTGCTAATAACTTTAAAAGAGACCAAGTTACGGATTCAAAAACAGGTAACGTGGATATGAGATACAACCAAATGGCGGTTGACCAAGATTTCTTTGTTCCTGTTCGTGACCCGTCAGCACCAAGTCCTATTGACACTTTACCGGGAGCTCAAAACTTATCGGAGATTGCGGATATTGAATATATTCAAAAGAAATTGTTAACCGCATTAAGAATTCCAAAAGCATTCTTAGGATTTGAGGAGACGGTAGGTGATGGTAAAAACTTGTCATTATTGGATATTCGTTTCGCAAGAACGATTAATAGAATTCAAAAATCAATGATTGCCGAATTAAACAAGGTGGCTATTGTTCACTTGTTTTTATTAGGTTTTGAAGATGAATTGGGTAACTTTACATTAGGGTTGACAAATCCATCAAAACAAGCCGAATTATTGGCAATTGATGTTTGGAAAGAAAAAATGTTATTGTATAAAGACGCAACTACCGCAATTGAAGGTATCGCACCAACATCTCAATCATGGGCTAAGAAACACATACTTGGATTCTCAGATGAAGAAATTAAGTTGGATTTACAACAACAAAGATTAGAAAGAGCGGTTTCCGCCGAATTACAAAACACTGCTGCGGTTATTAGTAAGACCGGATTATTTGATAATGTTGACAAACTTTATGGTCAACTTAGTGGTCAAACAGGTGGAGCGGTTCCAACACCAGGTGCAGAACTTGGTGGTGGAGGTGACTTTGGAGGTAGTGATTTTGGAACACCACCACCGCCACCTTTGGGAGGAGAACTTGGTGGACCACCTTCAGGTGAGGAATTAGGAGGACCCCCACCACCACCTCCGGGAGGAGAAACAGTTCCTGAAGGAAAGGGAAATAACTATAACATTCTATTAGAAGGTGATTTTTTAACCCCCAATGATTATTTGGACTTGGGTAAAGGGAGAAAATCTTTAGGTGATATGGATGGTGAATTGGATAGATTGTTAAACTCATAATATTTATTATCATGAACTTTGGAGAAAAATTTAGTAAAGTAGAATATTTGTTATCAGAATCTTACATTGATAAGACCCTTTCTGAGGATATAAAAAAATTCCAAAAATTAGTTTTGGAGAATAAAGATTTGTCAAAAATTTATTTTTTGTATTCTGAGTTATCAAAAGAACAAGGATTTGATAAATCGTTTGCCGAGGAATATGTGAATGAATCAGTTTCTCAAATTAAAGAATTATCAAAAGTTGTAAAAACTGCAAGTTTTGACAAATGGATATTATCAACAGTATGTGAAAACAGATACTCTAAAATTGATGATTTGGTTAATACTGACCCATTAAAATTAAAAGAGAAGATTTTGGCCAAGTCACAAATTGTTGAGTCTCTAATTAAAAAACCAATTCAAAAAGAAAGTTTAAATATTCCTTTGTCTTCAGTAGAAATAATTAGAAAGAATGTTATTAAGAACTATATTGAATCTTTAGATGAATCAACCAAAAGTAATTTAAAAGACATTTTGGGAAAAGGTGATGAGGAATTGAATGGTTTGTTTGAAGGATACAAACAAAAGACTTTGGACAAGTTAGATGTCTTGTCTGAGGGTAATCACGATGATTTAATGAGACACAAGATTAACGAAACAATCTCGTTTGTAAAACAAGAAGAATACAACAAGTATAACTACGTTAAGTTGAAGAACTTATACGAGGGGTTATGATTGTGTTTTTAATTGTATGGATTGTTTAAATTTGGCCTTTTTCATTTTCTCTCTTTTTTGAGTAGTTTTCTTTACATACTCAGTACGTTTTCTTAATTCTTCATTTTGTTTGGTTTTAATAACCTTACCTTTGAGAATCTTTAAGGCCTTTTCTAATCCGATATTTTTGTTAATTTCAACTTTTAGCATATAAATTAAATACAACCATAATTTAAAAAAAGTTTGACTGAAATACATTCTGTTTGTATATTTTTAAAAATAAACATTTTATATGTACAAAATTAATGAAAAAAGGAAAAACCTCAAAGATAATAGGATTTGATTCTATTAAGGTGACGTATGGTACTGTGGACTCTAAAAATTTGAAATCGGTTTATCTAAATATTCAAACATGGGCAACCCCCGTAATCTCAAGTGATAATTGGAATCGTGTGGTTGCAAACTTAAGTAGAAACATAAAACACAACATATTAGACATTGTTGATTTAGAAACATTCCAACCAAATTATATTGTTGATTTGGATTTACGAACAAGTGGAATTCAGTTAGACAAAAAAAGTTTTATGAATTTGGAAATGACTTTTTTTATGAAAAAAGAAATGGATTTTAAATCAAACGAACTAAAAGACAAATTAAAAATGATTGCAAAATTTGTATATCAAGAAAATATGAAGAAAAACCCCAATTTTGATTTTACCGTTTCTAAAACTGAAAAAGCATTTATTTAGTGTTCCAATATATTTATAAGTAAAAGTTATGAAGATATTAGGACCTAACGACACAGGGCGTGGTATATTAATTGAATACGATGCGGGATACCTATCCCCAAACGAAAATAACAATATCCATTTGATGGAACAAATGAAGAAAGATATGTTAGACCATTCAAAGCCGTTTGAGTTTTATGCCGTATTACAAAAATACAACACACCAAATAGAAACGGAAGAATTTACCCCGAAAGAATTTTAAAAAGAGAATCAGACAACTATAAAAAGATGATTCAAAAAGGAACATCTCTTTCTGAATTAAATCACCCTGAGTCATCATTGATTGACTTAGACCGTGTATCTCACATAATTACGGATGTTTGGTGGGACGGTATTATTTTAATGGGTAAATTAAAGTTATTAACCTCACCAGGTTTTCATGAAAGAGGGATTGTCTCTACAAAGGGTGACCAAGCGGCTAACTTATTAAGACAAGGGGTTACTTTAGGTATATCTTCTCGTGGAGTTGGTTCTTTAAAAAAGGTTGGAGACAGAAATGAAGTACAAGACGATTTTGAATTAATCTGTTTTGACTTGGTATCTTCACCATCCACACCAGGTGCTTATTTATTTACCGACCCTGAAGAAAGAAAGAATTTTGAAGAAAATTTGGACGAAGAGACACAAAGAAAATCTCAAGGGTCAATAGACAAATCGGTTGACTTAATGAAGAAATTGTCCGATTATTTAACCAAATAAATTACATATCATGGACGAAAAATATTTTGTAGCAAAAATCACTTACGATTTACCCGATGAAGAGTCAGGTAAAATTAAAAAAATTAGAGAAGAAAAACTCGTAAAAGCCTTCTCAGTTACCGATGTAGAAGCGAAGGTAACTTCAAGATATCAAGGGTTTCAACATGATTGGCGAATCACCTCGGTATCCGAAAGTAAGATTGACGAAGTTATTGAAGAGTAACACTAACCCCTCCTAACCGAGGGGTTTTTTATTTTTATTGGGTTATTGTGCCCAAAAAAATAACTTTTTTCAAGTTGGGGCATATTTATTATGTATCAAATTACAAACTTGAAAATGACTGAAAAAGATTTAGTCCAAGAAGCATTACAACAAATGAAAAATTTGGAAGATGTAGTGCAGGAAAACGCAAAAGGAATACTTGGGGCAACTATGGCTCAAGAAATCTCAGAATTGGTAAAAGAGTCTTTAACTAAAGAGACTAAGAACAAACAATTAAACGAACAACCCGAAGTAGAAGACGACGATTCAGTGGAAACTGATATTGAAGTTGGTGATATCGCTCCTGATATGTCTGCAATGCCTGAGTTAGGTCTTGGTGACGAAGAGGACGATGATACCGAAGTAATGGGTGATTTGGATTTCACAGATGATGATGAAGACGTTGATGTCTATGACGCTAAAATGTTAGGTGGAGACGAGCTTTGGAGTTTATTCAAAAAAATGGACCCTAATAATGATTCGTTCATAATTGACAAAGATGGTGAAAACATTCACATCAAAGATGATGAAAATGATGTTGAATACATCCTAAAAATGAACGAAGAAATGGAAGACGATATGAACGAAGAAATGTACGAAGAAATGGACGAAGAAATGGATGAAGAAATGTACGAATCTATGGACGAAGAAATGGATGAAGAAATGGACGACTCAGATGAGGTAGTTTATGAAATCACAATGGACGAAGAAATGGATGAAGAAATGTATGAATCTATGGACGAAGAAATCTACGAATCTGAAGACGACGAAGACGATGATGATGATGACGACGACGAAGACGACGACGATGACGACGATGACGATGAATCTGTGAATGAATCAAAAAAATACATGATTAAACCTGTAATGGGTAAAATGAAGAATAAGGGCGAAGCTAAAGAAAATAAAACGGCTAAATCAGCAACTAAAGGTTTGAAAAAAGTAGAATCAAAAGAAGGTAATTACATGTCAAAACCTGTAAAACCAACAAAACAAACTAAAGTTGATGGATTTAAAAAAGAAACATT